ATTGATTACATCATTTTTAACTCTTGGCTGCGCTGAACCGAAAAGAATCAATGGCACATTATATGATACATATGGTTTGCTCAATCAAGATGCTAAAAAAAATGAAGCTATTCAATATGAAATCAGCTATGGCAATATTTTTTGGAGTGTCATATTGTTTGAAACGGTTTTCGCTCCTATTTATTTCATCGGTTTCGATTTGTATGAACCAATCGGCATGAAGCAAAATTTTGAGCCAGGGGTTTTAAAATAATATCAAGCCCAAGCCTCCGCCGTCAAAACCAATTGACTTTCAAGAAAATCGTCGCTCTGAATTTGATCTCGATTGAGCGGCGATAGTTGAAAATTAGTCACCATCAAAACGGTATCGTCGAGCGTCCGGTTGCTATTCACGGCTGAAAAAACATTGTCTCGCAGGTCGTTCAATTCCTGCATCGGCCCGAACTGTTGCTCTATATTCTCGTAATTTTGAACTTGACATTGAATAGTCACCTGAATAATCTGCTTCCAAGGCGTCGTAATATTTGCTCTCGCGCCATCTATCGTTATCTCAGGATCAAGGATATTCAGCCAGTACAACGTATTATGCGGATTGGTGTTCAATATCGCGTATTGCTCGATCACCACTCCGCAATTCACAAGAGTCGAATCGCTTGAAAGCGTAGTGAAAACCGAGTTCATCACGGAATTAGTATATATAGCCATTTTCTAAGTTTTGATAAATACGTCCTTAACGAATCCTGTAACCGCCGGTTCTATGATTTTTCTCGCTTGCTTATCATCCGGGAAGATTTTTCTTCGTGGCAATGTAGCCTTCGCTTTCCCGAAAACCTTGATTTTTCGCGGTCCATCCTCATGATATTTCGAGTAGTCTTGTCCGTTCGTCAGCTTGCCTTCCTTGTCGCTGATGTTTCTAAACCATCGCTGTCTGAGTTGTCCCGTATCTCTTAGAATATTAGTTGAATTAGTCGGCGATTTTTTACGAGTTCTACGAATCTGCAAAGTCGCGAATGAAAGTTTCTGCCATCTCAATCTTGAATCATCATGAAGTTGCCCGTTAGCATTTATATTACGTTTCGTCCAAGCTTCATATAGAACCACCATTCGAGCATGAACGCCGCGTCGTTGAGATAATTTTTTCTCTATCGATTTCAGTTTTTTCGAGAAGCTTTTCAGCCCCGTTACTTTGACGGCCATAAATCTATTCCCGGCAATTGTTGATCTAACGGTATATTCTTAACCGCGTTTGCGCTATTTTTTATATGAATGTCATGAACATGATCAAGTTGATGCATCATAGGCTTGAAAATCAATATATACGACAACCCGACAACCATCGCCGTATTTAACAACAACCAAAATCCATGAAATATTTTTCTCTGAATAGGGGTTAAAGTAGATAGTCCTTCCTGCGCTAACTCTTCCCTTTTATGCCACCAAATAAACATATAAAATATTTTCTCCTATTTCGACCGCCATTCGATTTCCGTCAGTTCATGTTTGATGAAATTATTCATTAGAATCGCATTCTGATTAAGCAACCTAATGATCTCATTCTGTTTTTCCAAAACTTTCGTTTCATTGAACGATATTTGCTTCAAAATCTGAGAAACGGAATCTTTGAATTTTAAATTAGCTTCCAGTTGATTTTTTTCACACATCTAAGAACAATCCTCATTCCATAAATCTTCGATTAAATCAGGATCGACTCGTTGGTCTATCGCCTCGCGCATATCGAACGTTGGTTTGTAATCCTGCGTATTGCTCCAAGCATCGAAACGATTAGCGGTTTCCTCTTCCGGAAAGATAGCCTCTCCTGACGTGGTTATCATCGGCGCGTTGCCTTCGCAGATATTTTCAACTCGCATCTGCAAAGAGTTTCTAAGCTCTTCCGAATCGTCTTGATTCCTAGTCCTCTCAAGTATTCCGAGATAGGCGAAATGAACGCTTAAATCCTTGGCCGTCTCGTTATTAGTCGAAAACGGAATGGTGAAGCATTTGCCCAGGAACTCGTTAACCATCAGCGCGCCATGCGGCAACCAATGATTTTCAACCTCCGCTTGAGTTATGCGGGGGAGTAGATTATAAATCTGAATGAAATCGGAATATGTAGCGTATGTTATAGCCATGATTTCAGCTATTTAAAAAATATTAATTTTTCTCTTGACAATAATGCCATGATTAGAGAGACTGTATTTAACGAATCGGGGATAACCCAAAAATAAAAACATCCTAAAGGAGATACAAATGAAACTGACTAGCAAACAACAAAAAACAATCTCAACCGCTCTGAACGCAATCATCGAAAGTAACCAATTTTTAGCCGTTGAAGAAAATACCAACGACCAAGGAAACGCCATAGTTCATGAAGCCAACTGCAAGTATATCGTTGAGCTGACTAAAGCCGGACGTCCTAAGAAAATCAAAGGCACTCTGTCATTCTGTCAATGCTAATCAACCCAAAGCGGCATTAAACCGCCGCGCTCTGAAATTTCCTCTTAGCGTAAGCCAGCCCCTCCTTATAACCGAAGTACCTCTGTTCCGTCGCTTCGGTTCCTCCTTTGTCAACCTTCACGTATCTTCCGCACCATGTGCCGCCGTCTTTCTGAATTCCAAGATGAAAACCAGGATCGATCCAATCCGGGTAAATTCCATATTCCACTTCCTTCATCAGATTATTGCGAATCAGATAATTTCTCAGATGATATTCCGCTTCTACGAATCCGCATCCGATTACCCGAAAATCAACCGCCTTCGCTAGATAATGCAGCGATTTCGGATTCTTGTCCGAATATCCTCGATGAATTTTCACCTTGCATCCATTCGGCAAGCTTCCCCTGAATTTATCCAACAAGACAAGCAACATGAAATCCATTTTTTCAGGATCGCCCCAAGCCTCGTTAGGATAAAAATAACTTAATAATTTCCACTTCATAATAAGTTTTTATATTTGGACAAAAAAAAATCATAAGCGGATTGCAGAAAATCATGAACTTTCATTTCAGCGAACGGGGGGATAAACCAAATCAACAACAATATCGAAATAATCAACCCTTGCATAAAAAACAACATTTGCAAACTGACTTGAAAACTTCCCATGCCTACCTTGCAAACAAAGTTTTCGTTCTGTCGTTAATCAACTGAATCTTCATTTCCATATTGCCCATTTTCTTATCCAACTCGGTGATTTTCTGACTCAACGGTTTTTTATTTTCCTGAATCCACTCCGAACTTTCAACTACATGAGATTCATCTATTTTTCTTTCAAGTCTCTCGAACCGGTCCATCATGGATGTAAGTTTTCCATATGAACCGAAAGCCAACGCCAAGACCAGAAACAACGAAATTCCGACGCTAAGCTTTTCAATCGGTTTGATAAACGCGGTTCGCGCTATAGTTTCTTCCGCTTTATCTCTCGCTATAAACGGAATATTTTTAGCAAGCTCTTTGACATCCGTTTCAATACGCGCCAGTTGATCTTTAAGAAAATCTATCTCTGTACCAGTCATTGATTTTATTGAGAATTATCGCGCTGTCTTTTCTTTTTCAAAGCTTCATTCCACATGCTTACGCAAATCGCCACGGCTTGATCCGGTCTATCAGTAGTTCCGTCGCGTATCACTACGGGAACGCAACGATTTATCCATTCTCGACGCGTTTCAGTATCTAAGTTCGGAGTGGGCATTTTTCTTATTCCTTGTTCAGATATTCTTTAAAATCAGCGTCATTCTCAAACTTTTTAAACGCTTTCTTCATTAATGCCGCCGCTTGTTCGGCCTTTTCATCATCGTTTAATTCTTGACGCCATAACCCCCAGTTATCTTTGACTTTGAATCTTAAAATTTCTTCCGTTTCCAGAATCGCGAATCGCAATGCGCCTAAAAGCACTATATCATCGAAAGGTATATCTTGCTTCCCGCATTCCTGCGCGAATTCCTGCGCGGTTTCCTTGATTTTCCTGTAAAGTAAAAACGTCGTGGTTCTTTCTTGTTCATCCATATTTAAACCTTATATTTAGATTTTTTCTCGATACTCATATTATCGCCGATTCTATATAGAATATAGCCAACCAGAAACATAATAACGTATGTAGTTAAAGTAATAATCAATGTTCCCATTGCCATCTCCTATAAATATTGCGAATCATTCTCGAAAACGGCCATGTTTTCATCCACAAGCAAATTCATAAGCAGCTTCAAATCCGCTTTGCTTTCGACTTTGCCTTCGATCATTTGAACGTCGTTAATGGGCGTAAGATTCAATTTGTCGACTTTCAACCCAAATTTAAACGAGTAGCCGCCTTGACCGTTCGTCATGAAATTAACCGTGTTGGTAACATAGCCGAGCGCATCTAAAACGAATCTAACCTGTTTCAATTCAATCAACTTTCGCCATCCTTCCATGACTCGCTTGCATCTTCCGAGTATTTCCTGCGATATGCTTCTAGTTCGCTCGAACTCGAATCTGTTCAGATGATCAAGATCGCGAATCGTCAACGCTCTACCCAGGAAACGATCCGGATATTTCTGCATATCCCGTTCCATCAGCGGCCAGTTTCGCTGAAATCTGGCTCTGCGCACTTCCTCGCTTTCATAGCCCACATGAATAATCGCCGCCGCGTTCACCGGGATGATATTGGTTTGCCCTGTTCCTTTATTCAGACCCAGTTCAGGATGTTCATGAACGACACCGTAAAAACGTATTCCTTTATAGTTCCTGAACAATCTGCAAGGAAGATCGGTCTTAGTCAATCCAACAGGATCCGCACTGAAATGATGCTGATTGATCGCGTAGGCGTTGAAATGATTGTCTCTCAAATACAGCTTGATTTTGTCAGGCC